ATTGGAAAGATGAATTTGTTTTGCTTCTTATTTCTATTCCAATCATATTATTATTTTGGAGTGTGTTTAGTGAAGACCCTAAGATTCAAGAGAAAGTAAGTTTGTTCTTTGAACATTTTAACAATCTTCCTTTTTGGTTTCAAGCTTTATGGGTTTCAGTATGCGGTGCAATTTTTGGAATTAAAGCAACAGATTTAATCAAACGTAAATAAAGGAAACAATGGTAGAAAATAATTCTTCAACAGGAACAGAAGTAACTAAAGGTACAACAAGTGATAAGAACTCTGCGTCAGCAGAGGTAAGTGCAGGAGCAAGTGCTGAAGCATCTTCTACAAGAGGACTAGGTAATGGTACAACAGGAGAAGCATCCGCAAGTACAAGTGTATCTGCTACCGCAGGTGCAAGTGCAGAAGCAAAAAATGGCAATGCAAAATTTGAAGCAACTACAAGAGTAGAAGCTGGTGCTGAAGCAAAAGCTGGAACTTCTACTAAACTTATAGGTGATACAACAGCAGATGTAGAAGTACACGCATCAGCAAAAACTTATTCCGAAGTAGGTGTATCAGGACAAATTGGTAAAGATGGTGTTGCAGGTTCTGCAGGTGCTATCGCTGGTTCAAAGGTAGGTGTTGGTACATCTACTACAGTAGGCAATGACAGAAACAATGCTAAGATGGGTGCTGAAGTTTCAGTTGGTCCACAAATTGGTGCTGCCGTTGGCGGTGGTGCTACTATGGATGATGGTAGATTAACAGTAGGTGGTAATGTTAAGTTAGCATTAGGTGTGGGTGTTACTTTACAACCAAGTGTAACAGTTGATTTAAAACCAGTACAAAAACATGTTGTTGCTCCAGTAACAAATGCAGCAAAGGCAACTGGTAATGCAGTTAAAAAAGGTGCGAAGAAATTAAAATTTTGGTAAGGAGAATATATGAAAAAAGAATGTGTTATTTGTAAGAAAGAATTTGAAACTGAAATTGAACATCAAACTATTTGTAGTAATGAATGTAAACAACAAGCATTAGCAGAATTAGATAGAAATTCTGATGAATGCTTATCATGTCAATAAACTGTTATGGAAAGATTAAAAGATTTAATACTCAAAAACTATGAAGAAAAGAAGAAAGAGCAAAGTAATAAACTTCTTCTTAAGAATAGAAAAGAAGTTGAGATTAATGGTAATGGAACTTCAGGTTATAAAATTAAAGAAGGTGTTAACAAAGATAAAGTCTTAGGACATATTAAAATTAAAGAAAAAGATATATGAAAATAAACGATAAGACAAATATTGCTTTACCTATTAGAAATTTATTAGCTATTGTTGGTGCAGTAGCAATAGGAGTATGGGCTTATTTTGGTGTTATTGAAAGACTTAATCAATTAGAAACTAAAAATAAATTATTTGAAAAAGATTTATTAGAAGCTTCTGTTCAAAAACCTATTGACCAGGAACAGTTTATGTTGATTGAATACATTACCAAACAATTAGAAAAACATGCAAAGATGTTAGAGGATAATATTCATACAGGTGTAATGTTAAAAACATTTGAAAAAGAAATAGACAAGCTGAAGAAAGATGTAGAGAAATTAAAAGACTCAACAAGAGATATTAAATTTTCTAATGGAAATGGTAAACATTAATGATAGAAATGGTCGTAGCTTTATGTTTGTTTTTAAATGATAAGATGATAGAACACTCACATAAAGAATCCTTATCTAAATGTTTAGAAACTAAAAGAAAAATAGAACGACATAATGATAGTGGTACTTCATATGTTAAATGTGCTGTTGTTAAAGCAGAAGTATATGTTGACCAACATGGAATTAAACGAATAGAAAAAATTCACTAATGGCTTTTGGTAATGACCCCTTTGGGAGTAATAATAAATATAGAAATAAAAGATTTACACCATTACAATTTTTTATTTTATTTTTAATCTTATGGTATTTATTTTCACATCATTTTTTTTAATTATGAAACATTGTATATATAAATTATGGAAAGGGTTTTGTTGTTTATTAAACTCATGCAGATGTAATAAACCTTGTACATGTGGTAAGGGTAAAAACATTTGCGAATGTCCCGCCACAAAAAAAGAAATACAGAATAAGAATAGTTAGGAAAAAGATATTAAGAATATACAAATATGATGATTAAAATTATATTAACATTGAGTATAATATTAATTATATCTTGTGTAAAACAAAGTGAAACTGAGATGCCTACTATACCAACAATAACAATTAAGAAACAATTTTAAATGAGATGTATAAAAAAATACTACAGAAATTATTGGTGTTTGTTAGTAGACTAGAAAATAAATTATGGAAAAAAATATATATAAAGAAAAGGAAATGATATGTTAATATTCGGATATAATCCAAAAGAAGTTATTAAAAAATATAATGAAAATAATAAAGTATATAAAATAGGTGCATTTATTATTTATTCAATAATATTATATATACTATAAATGGCAAAGAAAGCAAAAGGATTCGGTGTAGATAATTACATCAAAAGTAAAAAGAAAAAAAGACCAGGAAGACATTCCAAAAAACATAAGAAAACTTATAGAGGACAAGGTAAACCATGACACAAATATTTAAACAAATACTATTATGTATCAATCACTATACAGGTAAACTTAATGTATGGTCTTGGAAAAAATTATGGAGTAATAGAAAGAATGGACTAGGTTATAAATGAAATTTATTTTATATATTAGCTTATGTTCTTTTTCAACAGGCGATTGCTTACCACCTATTAAACATGTAGAAATATTTAATGATTGGAAAAGTTGTGCAACAAGAGGATTGGAATTAGGTAGGGAAACTTTACAAGAAATAGAAGATGATAGAGTTAATGAATATAAAATATCAATTCAATATTCATGTCAATCTATTCAAGAAAGTTAAGCTAATTTTTTAGCTATATCTTCTAAACAATTATTTAATTGCTCAAAGTTAACTTCGCATTCTCTAAGCATTGCATTAATTAATCCTGAATTTTCTTTTTTAAAATGTACAAATATTTTATTTCTAGGGTACATTGATTTTTCAATAATAAATTTTCCTTGATTATTTATTATCAATTTAAACACAGCTAAATCAGCTTCTGTTTTTTTAACTCGTGGTTGTATTTTAATCTTTTTTAATTTCATTAAGCTTAGGATGTATATCAGTCTGTTCAACAATTACATTAGACTGACCGCTATCATCTAATAAGCTATCTATACTAGATGTATAAATTTCATTTAGCTTTTCATTGTTCCTTGTAATTTTCTTTTTAAGATGTTCTTTTAAAGCTTCTATTTTAACATAAAGAATTTTATCTATTGTAGGATTGATACCATACATTGGTAAATCATTTAAAGAAGATATGATTCTTCTAAAACCTCTTGCTCTTTTTTCTAATTGAGTTATTGTTTGTTCACTAATCATTTTCTTTTCTCCATTCATCTCTACTTATTTCATCAATTTCTAATTCACAATAATGAATTATTTTTTTTAAGTCTTCTATACCATTTTTATTTTTATATCTAACTACATACTTAATAACATTACCTTGAAAGAATGATAAATTATTTTCTCTTATAAATTTATAAGGTTGTATTTTCATTTTATAATGACTACCTCCCTCTTGCTTTTCACTAGCAGGTAGTATTGCTTCAAATAAAGATTTGTTAGTCATTAAGTTTTATTCCTTCTTGCTCTATTCTTTGTAATTGTTTTGCTGTTGGTTGCAACATATCATTTAATTGGGCATATGTCAACTCCGAGTTGTGTTTTAATTTTTTAATTATCCATTTAAAAGACCAAGGTTGTAACTTAATAGTTGAACCTTGATAGTAATGTGTCTTGTCAGGAAGAAAAGATAATACATTTTCATATACAATTTTTTCTGCTTCTTCTTTAGATAATAAAGACCTTAACCATTCAACAAGAATATGTTTAGCTTTATATCTAATCACTTTCATTTTCTTACTGTTCATTAGTTTCCTCTCATTATGTAGTACCTATTTTATATTTATCTTCATGTAATAATTTAAAATTATTTTCTCTATCAAAGTATTTATAATCAACAGCTAGTGGTTCAAATATACTTAATGAATTAAGTATTACTAAAGGATTAAAATCTTTACAAGAATAAACATCTAATTGAATTAATGATGGTGTTATTGCATCCCATGTATGTATAACAACATGAGAAGTTTCTATGATAGCCATTCCAGTTACTCCTTCATTGCCTTTCATATCAACTCTTTTTGCATAAGGTCCATCTAATATTTTCATATCAATGTCTTTAATTAATTTAGTTAACCAATTAACAACTTCATCTGTAGTCTTAGGTGGTTTATTTACATCTGCTCTTATTAGTATATGTTTATGTTTTAGTATGTCCATTATATTATTTCTTAAAATTAGCTGTTATCTCTTCAACATTAGGTTGTTTTTCTACATGAGTTAAATAAGCATTCTTATTAGCATACTTAAATACTCTTAAACCTTTACCCTTGTTTGCATCAGCATGGCATTCCCATTTATGTGGACAGTACTGACATCCTACAGCAAGTTGTTTGTTTCCGTTTTTCTCTTCTTTATCCTCATAACATTTCTGTTCAGGAGGTTGTTTCATTTCCATGGTTTCTCTTAATGTTTTAATTAAATTTTTAACATTAGGTTTAGCCATGTCATCAGGTTTATAGAAACACATATCACCAGTAGATTTATCTACAACAAGAAAGCCACCTGCTTTAGTACCATTTGCTGTTTCATATCCTGCTAACTGTGCATGATAACCAAAAGGGTCATCACCTACTATCTCACCTGATTGAAATTTTTTAAAACTAAATGATGAGGCTGACTTAACATCACATATCTCACCATCTATCTTACTATCTATATGTCCTGTGATACCATCAATCTCAATCTTCTTTTGTTGGTCTTCTATTTTATGTCCTGCTAATTCAGCAAGATATAAAACAAGATGTTCAATGATGTGTCCATATAAAAATTTTAAATTTAATCCTGCATCATCATCTTTTCTTTCTTTAGGACTATGTTTATCATACCATAATTGTCTAGGTGGTTTACCTATAACAGACATTCTAAGCTTACCTTGATTCTCTGTTCTGTCACTAGGTTTATTCCAAGCTAGTATAGCTTCTTTAATATTCTGAAGAAATACATTTATATTTTCTTCAGTCATGTTGGCAGGTTTGCCATTAGATATATCAGCTATCAATTGTTTGATATCGGTAGCTAAAGTATCAATGCGTTTCTGACCAGTTGTTTCCAATTTTGTATTCTCCATTTAGGGGACACCTCACTTTTAATAGTTTACCTGCATCTATAATTGATTGAACTGCTAGTTTTCCAAACTCATTGACTCTACTCTCTTCAACTTCGTATTGAAATTCATCGTGAACATTAACAACTGGAAATGCTTTTATTTGTTTTATCTTAACATATTCATCTAGTAATGTCAAGGCTTTCTTCATAACTATTGCACCTGCTCCTTGCAACAAAGTATTCAATGCGGCATGAGCATGTCTAATAATTATTTTTCTTCCGTCAAGTCCTTTGACGTATCGTCTTTCAGCCACTCGTTCCACTTTTTCTCGTAGGCTTCTAAGACTTGGTGTTGCTCTAAGAAATTTTTCTTTAGTTCTTTCTCCATCTCTTTGCGTACCTCCGATGATACTTCCGATTTTGGCTGAACCTGCTCCATAGATAAATGCGTAGATAAAAGTCTTCGCCTTATCTCTTGATTCCAAACCAGCAGCAATTTGATTTGCTGTGTGTATATCTCCATTAACGACTTCATGTATGTACCTCTCATCATTCATGTAGTGTGCTAACATCCTCAACTCAAGTCCTGAAGCATCAACACCTACTAGTTTATATCCTTTATTTACTATCCATAATGCCCTACACTCTTTACCATATGGTGAGTACACAGCAGGAATTTGAGCCATGTTGGGCGACTGATGACTCATTCTTCCTGTAATTGTACCATTGGTTATTACTCTGCCATGTACTCTACCATCTTCTCTTACTGCTTCAATCCAAGAACTTACTTGAGCAATTCTTTTCTGTAGCATAAGAAACCTGTTAATCAATTTAGCTTCAGGTATATTATGTATCTCACTCAATACCTTTTCATCTACAATCACCTGACCCTTATCTGTTTTCTTCTTAGGTTTCCACCCAAGCATAATAAGTCGTTCAGCTATTTGTTGTCTTGAACCTAAATTAAATTCTTTAAAACTTACCTTTGTAAAGGGAACACCTTTCACATAACCTCTTGCTTTGTTATTAGATTTAGGAATAAATTCTTCTTCTATTTTTAATGGTGGGAAACTCTTTCTAACTTCAGTAGTCAATCTATTCATCTCTTCCTGGAATAAAGATTGTAATCCATAAGCTTCAACAATATCAAGTTTGAAACCTAACTCATGTTGCTTTTGAATAATAGTTGCAGTCTTATGTTCTAACTCAATAGACTCACCGAAGTCTGTCATTTTTCTTATTAAGAAATGATAAAGCTTTTCTGTTAAGGCTACATCATTTCTACAATAAGTTAACATATCTTCTGTTAAGAAATCAAACTGTTCAAACTGTATTTTATTTTGACCTAGTTTTTTACCCCAGTTTTTAAGTGAATGTCCACCCTCTAAAATAGGATTGAATAATCTTGATAAAACTAATGTATCTGTTATCTTACAATGCTTGAAGATATCATGTCCAAAGAATTTATTTAAAACAGGTACATCAAATCCAATAATGTTATGTCCAATAAACTCTTCTGTTTGTTTAGCAAACTCTTCAAAGCGATGAAGATTTTTACCGTCTTTAAACTGATAGTAGTTATCGCCATGCTTACAAACTATACACCAAACTTTATCTGCAGTCATAGTTGTTTCTATGTCAAATACTACTTGTTTAAATTTCATCAATCTTCACCTCTGTAAGTCTTCCTGTATCAATATCATAAAGTAAATCACAACAAGGACCAGTTGTGCCTGAAAATCTATTCTTTAAAACTCTAACCCTTGTAGTGTTTCTAATAACAGGGTCATCATTTTGAGCATCACGTTCCA